GGTCCTTGCATGAAGCGCGTCGAGCGCTCGCGGGCGAGCGACGTCTCGGCATCGACTGCCGCGCCGAGGCAGAACCCCTGGAGCTCGAAGCGCTCCGGGTCCAGCCCGAGAAGATGCAGGCGCGCTACCGGCAGCTGCTCGAGGCCCAAGAGTCGATGAACAAGAAGGCAGCGAAAGCCGCCTGAGCGGTTTCGCCTGGCGGGTGCCGCCGAGGGGGTAACCTCGGACCCGGACGCGGCCACCGGGCTGCACGACGCGGAAGCCTGTCGGCACGCAGGGGACCGCGCACCCGCTGGGCCTTTTCTCCGAAGTTGCACCGCCGCTCGCGCGGGTGTATAAACCGCCTCAACCGAGGGGCACCCGGCGCCAAGCCGATCCCTTGGGCGGAATAGGTGCCGATGCGAGGCCCCGTCCGCTGGCCGCCGGCCCCGCGAGGACACCCCGGCCAACAGCTGTGATGGACACCCCGAGCTAGGTCGACAACTCGACTGAAGCGAAAGGAGGCCATCATGGCCGACACCGCGTATCAAACCCAGTACCGCGACGAGTTCATCGCCGCCTTCGAGGCACGCGCAACGCTGCTTCGCGAGACCGTGACGACCGAAGCGGTGATCAAGGGCAACCAGGCAGTCTTCCTCGTGGCCGGATCCGGCGGTGCAAGCGCGGTCTCGCGCGGCGCCAACGGCATGATCCCGAGCCGCAACGACGACAACACCCAGAACACCGCGACCCTCGGCGAGTGGCACGACCTCGTGCGCAAGACCGGGTTCAACATCTTCGCGAGCCAGGGCAACCAGCGCCAGATCATGCAGATGACGTCCATGGGCGTCATGAACCGCAAGATCGATGACCAGATCATCACCCTGCTGAACACCGGCACGGTGACGGTCGGTGCGGCCTCGGCGACCCCGTCGGTGAGCCTGTTCCAGAACGCCCGCGTGAAGCTCTCGAACGCGAGCGTGCCCTGGGACTCGAACATCACGTTCTGCTGCCAGCCGAGCGTGCTCGCCTTCCTCGAGCAGGCCCCGGAGTTCGCGAACGCCGAGTACGTCGAGGTCAAGCCCTACTCGGGCGGCGACACGAACCCGAGCTGGCGCGACAAGCCGATGGCCTACAGGTGGAGGAACTGCCTGATCATCGAGCACCCGAACCTGCCCGGCAAGGCGACCGCCTCCGAGAAGTCGTTCCTGTACCACAAGACCGCCGTGGGCCACGCCGCGAACAGCGGCGGCATCTCGACGGCCGTGGGGTACAACGACGAGCAGGACTACACCTACGCCCGCACGACCTGCTTCATGGGCGGCGTAGTCCTCCAGAACGCCGGCATCGTCGTCATGACGACCGACGGCACCGTCTACGGCTGATCGCACGATAGCCCTCCAGACGACCTGACAAGGAGACACCGTCATGGCATACGCAGGCAGCACCGCAGGTTCGAGCGTCGCCAACCCCCCGCGCCTGGTGAACAGCGCGTTCTGGGGCGAGCGCAGCACCACGGTCTTCTCGAGCACCACGATCAACGGCCAGCAGCTCTGGCTGCACAACTCGACGGACAGCTCGACGGACTTCATCACCGCCAACTACTTCACCGATGCCTACTACATCGGCATGAAGGAAGGCGACATCATCATGGGGGCGGTGTGCACCGGCTCCTCGGTGAGCGTCTACGTCGGCGTGATCGGAGCCGTGACGACCGCGGGCGCGGCGATCGCGTCCTCGGGTGGGCACCTGAGCTCCACCAGGTAAGCCCCGGCGACAAGCAACAAGGCGGCGGGCCCCACGGGGCCTGCCGCCGGCAGCACCCCTGACAACGAGAGGAGGAACGGCAATGCCCGAGACCCAAGACAAACCCCTGCCGCAACTCTCGCCGGGCGACTTCGCGCTCTTCGAGCACGTGTCCACGCGCTACGACGCGCTGGTGACGCAAGGCGTCGCCCCCGAGCAGCTGCTCAACCCCGCCTACTGGGCGCACCACGCCGTGAAGCTGCGCCCCATGGACGAGATCCGCGCGCGCGCAGCCGACGGCACGTGGGTGGCCGAGCTGATCGTGCTCGACTGCTCGCGCACCTGGGCGAAGGTGAAGATGCTGCGCATGGACCGCCTGACCACGGGCGATGTGGCGCTCACCGAGGCATCGATCGCCGAGCGAAATGCCTTCATCGAGGCGCACGATGTCGTGCTGCGCGGCCCGCACAAGTGGTGCGTGGTGCGCCGCCAGGACAAGGTGGTGGTGCAGGAAGACCTCGCCACGAAGGACGCGGCCAAGGCGTGGCTCGAGGCGCTCGCCACGAACATCGGCGGGGCGCCTGCGTCGCTTCCGAAGACCCCCGCAACGGCCACCACGTAAGGGCTGTCGGCCTTGACCGACCGGCTGCGCATCTACAACGGGGCGCTGCTCCTGTGCGGGGAGCGCGCCCTGTCGTCCCTGTCCGAGAACACCGAGCCGAGGCACCTGCTCGATCTCGTCTGGAACGACGAGGGCGTGCGCTACTGCCTCGAGCAGGCGCTGTGGCACTTCGCGATGCGCTCTTCCGAGCTCGACTACAACCCCTCGATCGAGCCGGCCTGGGGCTACGCGCGCGGCTTCAACAAGCCCGATGACTGGGTGGCAACCGCCGGGGTGTTCTCCGACGAGCGGCTGCACAACCCGCTCCTTGCCTACGCCGACGAGGCCAACTACTGGTTCTCCGACGAGACGGTCATCTACGTGCAGTACGTCTCCGACCATGCCGACTACGGCATGGATCTGGGCAAGTGGCCGAGCTCCTTCACGGACTACGTGAAGGCGTACTTCGCCGGCCGGATCGTGCACCGCCTGCCTGGCGGCGCCGAGAAGCGCGAGTTCCTGCTCGGGCCTGCAGGGCGCGAGGAAAGGGGGCATGTGAACAGGACCCTACTCATCGCGAAGAACAAGGCCGCGATGGTCAACCCCGCCACCTTCCCGAGCCGCGGCACCTGGACGGCCGCCCGCCATCGTGGCCAGGGCTACCGCCGCGACGGAGGCAGCACCACCACGCTGATCGGGTAGCGCGCCATGCGCACCCGGGTCGCCAAGCTCGCCTTCAACCGGGGCCTCGTGTCCCGGCTTGGCCTTGCGCGCTCGGACATCAAGCGGCTCGCCTTCGCAGCCGAGATCCAGACCAACTGGGTCTGCAGGGTGCTGGGCTCGATGATGCTGCGCCCCGGCCTCGGGCACCTCGGATCCACGAAGTCGGACCTGCGGGCCTTCTACATCCCGTTCGTCTTCTCGATCACGGACAAGGCGGTGCTCGAGATCACGAACGAGCTGATGCGGGTATGGATCGACGACGAGCTCGTGACGAGAGCCTCGGTTGCGAGCGCGATCACGAACGGGACATTCGCCTCGAACCTCACCGGCTGGACGAACGCCGACGAATCAGGGGCGACGAGCGCCTGGCAGACCGGCGGATACATGGGGCTCACCGGCAACGGCACCTCCTTCGCCATCGAGCGCCAGGAGGTCGCGGTGGCGGCCGGCGACCAGAACGTCGAGCACGCCCTGCGGATCGTGATCGAGCGCGGGCCCGTGCTCCTGCGGGTGGGCTCGAGCGCGGGCGACGATGACTACGTGAACGAGACCACCCTGGGGACCGGCACGCACAGCCTCGCCTTCACGCCCGCTGGCAACTTCTGGGTGGAGTTCAAGAGCCGCCTGAAGCGCATCGTGCTCGTGGACTCCTGCGCGGTCGAGGCCGCCGGCACGATGGAGGTCACCGCCCCATGGGAGGCGGCCGACCTGGATCTGATCCGGCACGACCAGTCCGGCGACATCGTCTACGTCGCCTGCGACGGCTACCAGCAATACACCATCGAGCGGCGCGCCACGCGCAGCTGGTCGGTCGTGGTCTACGAGCCCGAGGACGGGCCATTCCGGGTGCAGAACATCTCGACCACCACGATCGCCGCGGCGGCGATTTCCGGCAACACCACGCTCACCGCCTCCAAGCCCCTGTTCCGTGCGGCCCACGTGGGGGCGCTCTTCCAGATCACCTCGGTCGGGCAGACGGTCACCTCGAGCATCACCGCCGCGAACACCTTCACGAACAGCATCATCGTGACCGGGGTGGACGCCGCGCGCGCCTTCTCCATCCAGATCACGGGGCTCACCGGCTCAGGCAGCACCGTCACCCTGCAGCGCTCCTTCGACGCCGGGGCGAGCTGGTACGACGTGACGAGCTACACCACGGACCAGGCCACCACCTACGACGACGGCCTGGACAACCAGATCATCTACTACCGGGTGGGCGTGAAGACCGGAAACTACGCCGCCGGCACGATCGAGTGCACGCTCGCGATCACCACCGGGGCGATCACGGGCGTGGCGCGCATCACGGCCTTCACCTCGAGCACGGTGGTCTCGGCCGAGATCCTGACCGACCTCGGCGGCACCTCGGCGACTGAGGACTGGGCCGAGGGCGCTTGGTCCAGCCTGCGTGGGTTCCCGAGCGCCGTGGCCTTCCACGAAGGGCGCCTCGTGTGGGCAGGGCGCGACAAGGTCGACGCCTCTATCTCGGACGGCTTCGACAGCTTCGACCCCGAGTTCGAGGGCGACGCCGGGCCCATCAGCCGCTCGATCGGCTCGGGGCCCGTGGACACGATCAACTGGCTGCTGTCGCTGCAGCGCCTGATCCTGGGCGGCCAGGGCTCTGAGTTTTCGGTGCGGAGCTCAAGCCTCGATGAGCCCCTGACCCCCACCAACTTCAACTTGAAGCCCGCGAGCACCCAGGGCTCGGCAGCCGTGGCCGGCGTGAAGGTCGACCAGAACGGGGTATTCGTGCAGCGCGGCGGCGCGCGCATCTTCGAGCTCGCCTTCGGCCAGAGCGGTGTGGACTACGAGGCCGGGCACCTCTCGGCGCTCGCCCCCGAGATCGGCTTGCCGGGCATCACGAAGATCCTGGTGCAGCGCCAGCCCGACACGCGGCTGCACTTCATCCGCTCCGACGGCACCGTGGTCATGCTCGTCTTCGACAAGCTCGAGGAGGTGATCGCGCTGATGGAGGTCGAGACCGACGGCCTGATCGAGGATGGCTGCGTGCTCCCCGGGGATCCGGGCCAGGCCGAGGACAAGGTCTACTACGAGGTCGCGCGCACGATCGGCGGGGCGACCAAGCGCTACCTCGAGAAGTGGGCGATCGAATCCGAGTGCCGCGGCGGGACGCTCAACAAGCAGGCCGACTGCTTCGTGACCTACAGCCAGGGCGCAAGCTCGACCATCACGGGCCTGTCGCACCTTGAGGGCGAGGACGTCGTGGTCTGGGACAACGGCAAGTGCCTGAGGACCTCGAGCGGGGCGATTGCCACCTTCACCGTCTCGGGCGGCGAGATCACCGTCACGAACGCGGGCGCCGCCTACCTAGCCACCCAGGGGGTGGTGGGGCTGCCCTACGAGGCGACCTACAAGTCAGCGAAGTTCGTCGAGCTGATGGAGAGCCTGCAGGCGACCCTGATGGACGAGCAGATCATCAAGTCGATCGGCCTCGTGCTCGCCGACGTGCACGCGAAGGGACTGCTCTACGGGCCGAGCCTGACCGAGGCTGAGATGCGCGACCTCCCACAGGTCTACGACGGCGCGCCCGTCGACCCCGACACCGTGCACACCGACTACTCCAGTGGCAAGATGGCCTTCCCGGGCACCTGGGACGACAACGCGCGCCTGTGCATGAAGGCGAAAGCACCACGCCCGTGCACGGTGCTCTGCGCGATCGCGGATGTCGAGCACCATGGTTAGCATGAGCGCCGCAGGATGGATGCAGCTCGCCGGGAACTTCGTCTCCGTATGGGGCACCCGGGATGCCGCTCGAGCCTCGCGCGCCGCGGGCGAGCGCGCCCAGGTCGCCGCCGAGTTCAACGCCGTAGAGCTCGAGCGCCAGGCCGGCATCGCCGTGGCCCTCGCCCAGCGCCAGGCGATGGAGGAGCGCCGGGTGGCCGACTACGCCGCCTCGCGCGCGCTCGCGGTGGCCGCGGCGAGCGGCGCTGGCGTCTCAGACCCCACCATCGTGAAGATCCTCGCCGACCACAAGGGCATGGGGGCCTACAAGGCGAGCCTCGCGCTCTACGAGGGCGAGGAGCGGGCGCGCCAGTTCAGGATCGCCGCCATGTCCGAGCGCCTGGGCGGCAGCCAATCGCTCGAAGAAGGACTCGCCAGGGCGCGCGCCTACAACATCGGCGCGGTCGGCGGGACCGTGCGCACGCTCGGGGGCCTGTACGCCAAGTACGGCGGTAACGGGCCCGAAGCCGAGCCCGCGGGCCACGGCGACGCAGCCCTGATCAGCGACTCCTACGACCCAGCGAACGGGCCCACCTGATGGCACGCATCCCAGATCCCCTCGCCGAGCCGCGCCCCGTCGCACGCCAGTCTGGCGGCATCGCGCGCATGAGCGCGCGCGGCCCCTCGGAAGCCCCGGGCCAGGCTGTGATGCAGCTCGGCCAGGACATCGGCGCCGCGGGCGAGGAGATCTACCGCGCCCAGAAGATCGAGGAGGACCGCATCAACACGCTGCGGGCCGAGGACGCCTTCACGAAGCTAAGGCAGCGCCAGCTGGACCTCACGGTCGCCGACGGTGGCTTCGCGCGCCTGCAGGGCGAGGCTGCGGTCACCCGGCCCATCCGCCAGGAGTACCTCAAGCGCTTCGATGACGCCGAGGGCGAGTTCGCGAAGACCCTCTCGAACGACGACCAGCGCGCCCGCTTCAAGAGTCGTGCGCGCGTGGCGCGGCTGCAGTACGACGAGGAGATCCTGCGCCACCTCGCGCAGCAGTCCGACGTCTACGCGAAGCAGGTCTACGATGGCGTGATCACCCAGGCCCAGCAGGACGCCTCGGTGCGCTGGGACAGCCCCCTGGACATTGCGAGCTCCCTCGAGCGCATCCGCTCGCAGGTCTTCGAGCGCGCCGAGCGCTACGACTGGGCGAAGGACTACCGGGACGCGGTGCTGAAGGAGGAGTCCGGGAAGGTGCACAGCGCCGTGATCGGGCAGGCCCTGGCGAACGGCAACTACCGCTACGCGCAGACCTGGTACGAGTCGAACAAGGACCACGTGACCCCGGCCACGCAGCGCGAGCTCGCGCGCGCCGTGGTCGACGGCACGCAGCGCGAGATGACCGCGGGATTCAACGCGCGCTTCCTCGCGGAGCGGGAGAACCGGGCCGGCCTGGAGAAACTGGCCCAGGAGGTGGTGAGCTCGGAGCTCGACGAGACCCGCAAGAACATCGTCCACGGGCGAATCCTGAACAGGATCGAGACCTTGGACCTGCGCGCCGAGCGCGAGCGCCTGCAGCAGGAGCGGGTGCTGGGGAAACTGATCGGCGATGCGAACGCCAACACGCTCGCCGGCATGCCCTCGACCATCGAGCAGCTCACGCCGATCTATGAGGCCTCCAAGGGCACGCCGCTCGAGCCCGAGGCGCGCCAGATGGTGCTGATCGCGAACGCGACCGGGACCTTCTCGCGCCTGAACCCGGTGGAGCAGGCCGAGGCGATCACCCAGGCCGAGACCGCGGCGCGCGCAGACCCCACGAAGTTCGACCGGCGGGTGCTCGAGGCCTGGAAGTCGATCCACGCCTCGCAGCAGGCGCTCCTCGCGAAGGACCCGGTGACCTTCGCCACGCGCCAGGGCATCGCCGAGACCCAGCCGATCGACCTCTCCCAGCCGGCCGCCGCGGGCGAGGCGCTCGCCGGGCGCTTCGGCCTTGCGCGCTCGATGCAGGCGAAGTACGGCGCGCCGATGCGCCCGCTCACCGAGCCCGAGGCGAAACTCGTGTCGCGCGCGCTCGAGGGCGCGAGCTGGAAGGAGCGCCGGGACTACCTGGGTGCGCTCTTCCAGGCCTCCCGCGGCGATGTGCAGGGATACAGCGGCATCATGGCGCAGATCGCCCAGGACCACCCCGTGACGGCGGTCGCGGGCGAGTACACCGCCAAGGGGCGCACGCAGGCCGCGGACCTGATGCTCGCCGGCGAGGCCATCCTCAGGCCCGCCACGAAGGCCGACGGCAAGCCCGACAGCGGTGGCCTACTCCCGCTCCCGCCCGAGAACGACATGAGGCGGCGGTTCGATGCTGCGGTGCTCGATGCCTACGCCGGCCGGCCCGAGCTGAGGAACGTCATGTACCAGGCCACCCGGGCGATATACGCCAAGCTCGCGAGCGACACCGGCCTGAAGGACACGAAAAGCCTCGACGCCGACCTGTGGGAGCGTTCTTTCGCGCTCGCCACGGGCGGGGTCGGCGAGCACAACAGCCGCTACCTGCCGATGCCCTACGGCATGGACGAGGACAGTTTCGAGGACGAGGTGGTGCGGCGCACCCAGGACCTCGAGGCCGCGCGGCTCTTGCCCGAGGGGGTCACCGCGGCGCAGCTGCAGGGCCTGCAACTGGAGCCCGCGGGCGATGGGAAGTACGCCTTTCTCACCGGCACCGGGATCCTCGTCAACCCAGGGGCACCGGGCCAACCGGCGCGGCCGGTGGTGCTCGACTTCAACCAGAGCCGGGCGTACCGCCCCTCGGGCTACGGAAAGAGCCAGTCCGAGGACCTCTACCAGGCCTGGATGCGCGAAACGGGCGGGGCGCTCCAGGCCGGCGAGAACACCCAGCAGGCCATGCAGCGCTGGGCGCGTGAGCGCGGGCGGGCGGTGCCGTGAGCGACCTCTACGACCGCGAGCTTACCGAGCGCCTGAGCGGGCTTGAGCCCACGACCACGGTCGAGCCCGGGGTCTGGACCGGGTTCGTGCGCGGCACCCCGCAGATGGCGCGCCGCGCGGTGATGCGCGGCCTGTCCGGGATCGACCTCCTGGGGTCTGTCGGGCCGATCGTGCAGGACGCCTTCACCGGCGGCACGGAGGCCCAGGACCGCTACTTCAATGAGCACGAGGAGATCTACGGGCGGGCGATGGAGCACCTTACCCCGAAGCCGGGCGAAGTGGGCATCGCCGGCATGATCGCGGGCGAGCTGCTGGGGACGCTGCCCTTCATCTTCACGGTCCCGGGCCCGACCATCGGGGCGATCGGGGTGGGCGAGACCGAGGAGTTGCTGCGCCGCGGCGCGCCGCTCAAGGAGGCCTCGCAGGTGGGCGCGGTCCAGGCCGCGTCCATGGGGCTTGGCCTGTACGTGCCGATCCTCGGGCGCACCCTCGCGCAGCGCATTCTCATCGGCGGGGCGGGCTTCAACGTCGCCCAGGGCACGGTGACGCGGGCGGCGAGCGCGCAGATCCTGAAGGACCACCCCGAGCTCGCGCGCGACTACGCGGCGCTGGATCCGGCCTACCTGACGCTCGACGTGCTCCTGGGACTTGCCTTCGGCGGGTTCGCCCACGTGAACCCCGCCATGCGGGCGCAGGGCGCCGAGGGCTGGAAGCGCATCGCCGAGTGGCTGCAGGACGCAACGCCCGAGCAGAAGGCCGCGCTTGCCTCGCTCAGGCAGGCCCAGCACATGGCCGCGGACAGCCTGCCAGGCCGGCCTGCGGAGCCCAAGGACGCGGCGTTCCACGTGGAACGTACCCGTCAGGCGATCGAGCAAATGGCCCGAAACGAGCCAGTCGACGTCTCGGACATCCCAGAGCCACGTCTCGAGCCCCTGCCCCCTGAGATACAGGCCGAGCGCCAAGCGCATCTGGAAGACCTCGTCGCAGCTGCCGAGGAAGTGCGCGCTGCCGAGGGCCTGCCCCCGCCGCCTGAGCCCGAGATCGCGCCGCCGCGGCCCCTAGTCGCCGAGGACATGACGCTGGTGCCGCCCGAGGGACAGGCGCGTGTGCTCGGCCAGGCGATCGAGAACCGGCTGCTCGAACTGCGCATGGACGAGCAGCAGGCGCGCGCGAACGCCGCGATCTGGGAGGCCTTCTTCGAGACCACGAGCCGCAAGTACGGGGTGCGGGTCTCCGACCTGCTCTCCGACTACGGCATCGACGTGCGCCGGATGAGCCGCGCCGACATCGAGCGGCTGCAGCCCGAGGTGCTCGCGCAGCAGCTGCCCCCGAGCGCCCGCGCCCCGCAGGGGCCACGCCCAGACTACGTGCGGCGCACCATCTCGTCGGATTCGACCGACACTGCGGACAGCATCATGGGCGGGCCGGTGGAGCGCGCCGAGGGCGGCGACCTGGTGGCCTACCACGTGACCGACGACCCGCGGCACATCCGCGAGGCGCTCGCCAAGGGCACTCGGCTCACCGAGGGGCGCGGCGCCGAGATGTACGGCGACCTCGGCAAGGGCTTCTACGTCTCCGGGATCCCGAGATACTGGAGTCGGCGTTCCGGCGGCAAGTGGGACTTCCTCGAGCGCCTCACCCCGGACGAGCGCACCAAGATCGCAGACGAGCTCGAGCGCGACAAGGGCGTGACGGGCGAGGACCGCGGCTACCTGTCCGACAGCGAGCGCGAGAGGGTGCAGACCTACATCAAGCGCTTCCGAGAGGGGCAAACCCACTACGCCACGATGTTCGCCGAACAGCCCTACAACCTGAACATCTCGCGCCGCGACTTCCTCGAGCGCCTCGGCATCAAGCCCGGCACCCCGCCCAAGTCCGTGGAGGTCCGCCTGCGAGGCAACTTCGCCGAGCTCACCAGGAACATCACCGAGTCCGAGGCCGAGCAGCTGCGCGCCATGGGCTACGACGGGGCGATGGTCAAGATGAGCATGGGCAGCACCGCCCAGACCGTGGTTTGGAACCCAGCCGCGATCCGCATTGCTGGCGAGCAGCCCCTGCTCTACCAACGCATGCCAGGCGAGACCCTGTTCCAGGCCGCGGCGCGAAGCCCCCTCTTCCAAGCCAAGCGCGCCCAGGAGCTCTGGTACTCCGAGCTCTCGCGCCAGATCGAGGCGGCCAACATGAAGGCCGCGCCGGCGAAGGGCTGGAAGGACTACCTGCGTGGGCTGCTCCAGAAAGGCGTGAAGGCCGAGGAGCTGAAGTGGTCCGGGATCGAGGAATGGCTGGATCTGCAGGGCGGGCGCGTCTCGAAGGAGCAGGTGCTCGAGTTTCTTCAGAAGAACGGCGTAAGGGTCGAGGAGGTCGTGCGCGGCGCACAAGCGCAAAAGACACTGCTCGACGCCGAGATCAGCCAGGACGTACAGGCCCTGCGCGAGCTGGGCTTTCCGCCAGAGGTCAACCCGGATGAACCCAACCAGATCGGCTTCGAAGACAGCCAGCACGCCGACATCGTCACCGCCTCCGAAATTGAGCAATACGCGCGTGATGCGCGCGAAGAACTGATCGAGCGCCAGCGCGATGGCGGCACCGACGCGGAACTCGCCGAACTCGAACTCGATGCCCAGAACCTGCGCCGCGCTGCCGACGCCGCAAAGCGCATCGAGGAATACTGGTTCACCGACGACACCGGGGTGCGGCGCCAAGGCGACCCGCCCCCAGTGCGCTTCGGCAGTAGCGACCTCGTGCTGCAGGGGGCCGAGGACTACCGCGAACTCCTCCTCAGGTTGCCCGAGCCGCCCGAGGTTGAGATGCCGCCGGGCTACCGCGTGGAGCGCATCGGGCAGGAACCCGCTCGCGCCCGCCTGAACGCGCTGGTGGAGGAATGGCGGGCGTGGCTGCGCGAGCACGAGTACCCGCAGGACCTGAGCGCCGAGGACTGGCAGGCCTACGCGCGCCGCGCGCTCGGGGGCGGGGTGCCGAGATCCCACATCGACTACGTAAGCGGCTTCATGAGCTCGTGGGAACGAGCCCAGGAAGCCCTCGACCTGGGCGCATACCAGTTGGTCGCCCCAGATGGCACTGTCACGCCACTACGCCAAGCCCGGCGAGAGCTGGAAGCGCGTGCCACGGCCATGCAGTTCCTCATCGATCGCGGCGTAGTTCGCCCAAGGCGCGAGCGGTTCACGCAAAGCCACTGGTACGAGGAGGATGTCCTCGCCCACGTGCGCTTCGACGAGCGCACCGATGCCGAAGGCAAGCGCGTGCTCTTCATCGAGGAGATCCAGTCCGACTGGGCGCAGAAGGGCAAGAAGCTCGGTTTTGCTGGCGAGCAGCGGAAATACACCGTCAAAGAGCAAGACGGAGTATTCGTCGTCGTCGACGATGAGGGGCGTAGTGTCAACTTCGGCAATACCAGGGAGGAGGCCCAACGCTGGGCCGATGCGCACAGCAAAGAAAGTGTGGGAAACATCCCACGAGCCCCCTTCGTCGGCAAGACCGAAGCCTGGGTCGGGCTCACACTGAAGCGCATGATCCGCTGGGCCGCCGAGAACGGCTTCGACCGGGTGGCGTGGACCACTGGCGAGCAGCAGGTGACGCGCTACTCCCGCGCGCTGCAAAAGCGCGTCGACGAGATCCAGTGGAAGAAGACCCCCGAGGGCGTGCACCTCGTGGGCTACAAGGGCGGCATGGGGCACGGCCGGCGCGTGGCCTACGACGAGCCCGAGCGGGTGCGCGCGCGCCAGCGCCTCGAGCAGGCCCGTCAGGGATACCAGCAGGCGCTCCAGCGCGTGGTCGACGATCACGGCGGCGACTACGACGCCGCCATGGGAGGCGCGCCGCGGGAGATCACCAACCCGCAGGACCCGCGCGCGCTCGAGCTGGGCATCGAGATCCAGCCAGGCGAGACCGCCATCGTCTACCCGCACGGCGGGTACTTCACGCGGCGCGCCGACGGCCGCTACGACGTGATCATCTTCAACGACGAGAAGGTGTTCCCGGGCACGCCCGAGGGGCTGCGGGACGCGAAGAAGTACCTCTTCGAGGACTGGTTCGTGGGCGAGCTGCCAGACATGATCGCCAACCAGCAGCACGTCCCGGAGCTGATGAATGCGAACCGGGAGCTCGACCTCGCCCACCGCGACTTCCAAGCCGCCCGCGAGGAGCGCATCGACAACCGCACCAAGGTGGTCGACACCACCGAGAAGCAGGACGTCCTGTCCGATGCGATCGGCAAGGCGATGGCCGAGCGCATCCTGAACGACCCCAACCAGGAGGGCACGATCAGCGGCCAGGACATCACCGTGTCGGACACCGGCATGGC